TAAGCGAAGAGTTGCTGAAATAGATAACCCTTAGCGCCGAGTAAGAGTCCGGTTAGGTCCCCCCTTCCGGGCTCTTACTTATATATGACTATTAGTAATATATCATCAGTAGTATACTAGAAGGATTAAGAGGTTTACATAATGGTAACTAACGGCAAAAACGGCAACGGAAAAAAAAGAGAAGAGACTGCCCAACGTATAATTAAGGCTCTCCGGGAGTCAAACGGGCTTCTCACTATGGCAGCCAGTAAGTCCGGTATAGGATATAGGACTATATGTCGCTATGTCGCTGAATTCCCGTCTGTCAAAGAGGCTTACCATGAATCCAAGGAACGTATGCTCGATTTTGCAGAAGGTAAGCTATATAGCAAGATTAAAGATGGCGATAATACCTGCATAATCTTTTATCTGAAAACTCAGGGTAAGTCCAGAGGTTATATAGAGAGGCAAGAAATAGCCAATCCAGAAGGAGAGTCATTTAAAGTTGAACACGAGCTTAGCGATGAGGAGCTTACCAAGATTATCAAGGGAAGCGGCAGCCACCGAGCTACTAAAGAGGCGTCAAGCCCGTAGAAACCTAATATCATTCTGCCAACATACACATCCCAACTATTTAACACCACCACATATAGTAGCCCTTGCCGATGCGTTACAAGATATAGAGCAAGGCAACCTAAAAAGGCTGATAGTGATAATGCCACCAAGGCATGGTAAGAGTGAGCTAGTATCTCTCCGCTTCCCTTGCTGGTACTTGGCCAAGCATCCACTCGATAAGATAGTTCAATCTGGTTATGCGGAATCGATAGCCTTAACCCATTCTCGGCAAGCCAGGGATATATTCATATCTCAACAGTTGACTAATCTCTTCCCCAACATACGCTATAGACCGGAGAGGGCTGGGCAAGAGATAATTTTACCAGAGAGACAGGCAGCTCATGAATGGGGAACTGTCCAAGGCGGTTCGTACTATGCAGTAGGCATAGGCGGTGGTTTAACAGGCCGGGGCTTCAACTTGGGGATTATTGATGATCCTGTGAAGGATGAAGAGGAAGCATCAAGCCATACTATACGAGAGAAGGTTTGGGAATGGTACATCAAGGTCTTCAGGACAAGGGCAGAACCGGATGCTGCTATAATCATAGTTATGACCCGGTGGCACAAAGATGATCTAGTTGGTAGGCTCTTGGAGCAATCACAGACAATCCCTGAAGCTGACCAATGGAAGATATTACACTTCTCGGCTATCCAAGACAGTCAAGCGTTATGGCCTGAAAGATATCCTATGCCTGTCTTGGAGAAACTTAGGGCTGGTGATCCAAGGGGATTCGAGAGCTTATACCAGGGCAATCCTACCGTTGCGGAAGGTCAGATATTCAAGCGGGAATGGTGGCAATCTTTTAAAGTACGGCCTGCTAACTTTACAAGGATAATTCACAGTTGGGACACAGCCTTTAAAGATAAGACGCAGAATGACTATTCTGTTTGTACTGTATGGGGTGAAACTGAAAGTGGCTTCTATCTTCTCGATGTTTGTAGGGTTAAGGTTGAATTCCCCGATTTGAAGAGAATCGCTATAGCCCTCTATGAAAGAGATCATCCCAATGTGGTACTGGTTGAAGATAAGGCTAGTGGCCAATCACTTATTCAGGAATTAAAGCGGAAGACTAAAATACCGGTCCTGCCTATTAAGGTTGATAAGGACAAGGTATTAAGGGCAACCTCAGTCACACCTTTAATAGAAGCAGGCAACGTTCTCCTTCCTGAGAGTGCTACTTGGCTCTATGACTATATCGAAGAGATGTCAGCTTTCCCTAATGCCGCACATGATGATCAGGTAGACAGTACAACACAGGCATTGTCCTATATGAGAAAACAAGGCGAATGGAGAAGGCTGTAGTGGCGGAAATCTACTGGCTACAGTCTTAAATAAGGATTGAACTATGAGTATATTCACCAGATTTACAAAGGTCATGCAGCAGTTAATCTTTCCGGCCGGTGGCCAATCCCTACTCAAGATGCCTGGCACCAAATATGATTTCTCGGCAAGGGTGAACGGCTACCAGTCGGCTATCATCATGGCCTGCGTGAACTGGATGCAGAGGACGTTTCCTGAAGCACCGATCTATCTCCGGAAACGGAATCCTGACGGATCCTGGGAAGACATTTACAATCATCCGATGCTGGAGCTAATAGATAGCCCTAATCCGTTCTACGATGGACTGCTATTGCAGCAAGCTACGATCGCTGATTATGCTATCGATGGCAACGCCTACTGGCGCAAGATAAGATCAGCCGCCGGGCGAGTCGTACAGCTCTGGTGGATCCCCTCGATGTTCCTAGAGCCGAAATGGGCGTGGAATAATACGGAGTTCATATCATACTACGAATACATACCAGGCGGCGTGATTGAAAAAGTACCGCCTGAAGATATAGTTCACTTCCGATATGGCATGGATCCGTACAATATCAGGAAGGGACTCTCGCCACTCAAAAGCCTTTTCCGCGAGATATTCACCGATGATGAAGCATCGAACATGACCGCTTCACTGCTTCGGAATCTTGGCGTACCGGGCATAGTGATATCACCAAAAGAAGGAATGGGGAGCATTGGTAAAGAGATCGGCGAGGATATCAAGCTCTGGTTTAAGGAAAAGACAACCGGGGATAAGCGCGGTGAGCCTCTTGTTATGAGTGGCGGAACGGACGTCAAGCAGTTCGGCTTCTCACCGCAGGAGATGGACCTGAAGGAGTTACGCAGGATACCCGAGGAAAGGATATCCGGCGTCCTGGGTGTACCGGCCATTGTCGCCGGCCTTGGAGCTGGACTAGCGCGCTCCACGTTCGCTAACTTTGCTGAAGCGCGTGAAATGGCCTATGAAAGCAATATCATCCCCACGCAGCGGAGCTTTGGATCAGTTCAAAAGAGGCAATTATTGAGCGAATTCGAAGACGATACTGCTGTCTGGCAAGTGGCTTATGATCTATCCGAGGTAAGAGTTCTCCAGGAAGATGAGACAAAGAAAGCCGAGCGCGTGGCCAAGATGGTTCAGGGTGGATATCTTACAGTAGCAAACGCTCAGAAGGAAACTGGAACGCCGGTTGATGATACCCAAAACATCTACTTGAGGCCACTTCAGCTCGTCGCGGTACCGGCCGGCAGGAAATCCGCCAAAACTGACGCACTACAATCGAAATCTGAGGGTTTATCTGAAGAGGTCAAAGGGATTCTATGGAAACGTGTAGACTCACACCGGGTAGCCTGGTGGGATAAAGCGGCCGAACAAGTCGAGCCGATGTATGAAGCGGAAGCAGTGGCCGTCGATAAGGCCATCAAAGGCAAGGCTCCGGATAAACTGGTGGCCGCCGCGGAGAAGGCAATAGACAGCCTTGAGGATGATTGGCTGAAGATGTTTACTCCACTATTGGCTGCTATCGTCGAGGACTTTGGCGATGAGGCGGCCGAAGACTTGGGAGCTGAGAAATCAGAAAAGTCGATTGGACTGAAATGGACATTTGACCCAGTAAGTGTTGCGATCAGGGCATGGATTATCTCTGAAAGCACGAAGGATATCAAGACCATACAGGCCACAAACCTTGAAGATGTTAAGCGTGTTATCTTGGCTGGTGTAGATGCTGAAGAAGGCACTGCACAGATAGCCCGGAATCTCAGACGATTCTATACAGACCATTCGCCATTTAAGGCTATGCGCGTGGCCAGAACTGAGGTCACTAAGGCATCCTCATTTGGCAGCCTAGAAGCAGCGAAGCAGTCCCAAGTAGTAAAGACAAAGACCTGGATATCCAGTAGGGACGACAGAGTGCGAGACGAGCATGAAAATTTGGATGGGGAAACAGTTCAACTCGACGGTGTATTCAGCAATGGTCTTGATATGCCATCAGAGCCGATGTGCAGATGTGTAATGATCTTCAATATCAGGTAGAAGGAGGAGATTATGGCAAAAGTTTCCTTGGATATAACTAAGGATTTGGCACCTCATTATCAAGTAACAGTTAAAATTAAAGGCATGAGGAAGTGGCTTATCCGTAAATGGGTAGCTATACAAATACTTAAATTGGTTGCCTTGATAATGAATGTGAAGATAGTGTTCGAGAAACAACCGTGGTATGGGACTGATTTATAGTAATGACCTTCGAGGCCCGGTAGATGAATGAAATACTGGATCCAGTTCTTTACTGCAGGTAAATGGCAAACATGGTGTATCTGCCTGAAGCGAGAAGAGGCAATAGAACTGAAGCGGATTTTAGTAAAGCAATATTCCAGAGTAAGAATCAGAAGGAACGATCATGAACGAAGATAATAAGCTAGGCTGCTGGTGTATAATAGCTCTCTTGATATTGTTAGCTGGCATCGCAGCTATGGTATACGCAGTCATATTTTGAAGGAGTTGCCCATGAAGCGGATATTGAAGGAGTTAA